CACCGTATCCTGCATATTCGATGTAATCATAACGACTCATTGCATCAGCAAACCAAGCATCATCAACCCAATCAAATGTAAGACCGTATGCACCTGCACTAGGTAATGCAATGATATCACTAGGAACTGTTGGTGTGACTGCTCTATTTCTAAATCTTAAATGATCAATATGATACTGACCCTGCTCATTAGATCTAAACTGACCTAGTGTACCATTTGCACCAGGTATATTACCAAAGTATAAATCTTTAGCACCTAGTGAAGTTCCTGATATAGTACCAGTAAGAACCTCAATTCCGTTTACATATGCCTTAAATGTATCACCACTCTTAGTGACTGCAATTGCTTGCCATGTATTATCAGCATATAAGTTTGTTTGTGATGATGTTAAAGAACTACCTGCAGAGTTAATACTTGTGGTACTATTAGTAATAGTCATGGTCAAAGGACCACTCGGACCTGCAGAACTCTGATCATAGTATAAATGTAGTCCACCAGTGGATACTGTAGCATCACCTATAGCAAAAAGTGTCTCTTTAGGCTGGGAAAATACATTACTGTTTGTTGCATCCTTGAATATAAAGAATTCGATAGTCCAATCACCTGCAAGTTTCTGTCCTAAATCTGCAGCTGCAAATTTAATATTAGTATTAGTCCAAACACTTGGTGCTGCTGTTGTTGCACCTAATATCTTACCCCATCCACCAGAGGTATCATAACTAAATGAATCACTTGTGCTTGTGAGAGCAGCAGTATAATGTGTTGTAGTATCTGTAAGAGCACTACCTGTAAATGGTATAACAAACTCGTTTCTATTCCAATATGTTTGACCAAATAAGTGAACATCACCAGATGTATCAGTATCTAAAGAATGAACCTGTAAACCTTCTATATTATCGGCAGTAAATTCTGTAGTGGTGTGGTTTTTAATTGTACCGTTATAACCAATCTTTAATGTATCAATAGTCTTATAATCATTAGTATTGTTATCTCTAGTGTACGCAATGTTAAGATCACCAAATAAGTCAATAGTAGACTTACCTGCACATGTTACATCTCTACCAGGTGTTAGATAACGATAGTTCCAAAGTAAAGCACCTGTGCTATCAATCTTACCAACCCAAATGCTATCTCTATCTGTATCATTTGCTTTTTGTCTACATGTAGCATTAATATAGATTTCATTAAACTCATCTATAGCAATGCTAGTGTCTATCATCGAATGTAGAGAGTTTGCATAAGTATTAATCCACTCAACTTCAATAGCATTAATTCCAATCTGACACTTACCAACAGCAACATCTATATCAGCTGAATTTACTGTAGATGCAGTCTCCATACAGAAGTAAACATCTTGTGTCCCTGTTGCTGAGTTGTAATTACAAATAATATCGGTAATTCTTTCAGATTTATTTTGAGAAGCAAATTTTCTCTTAATAGCAAAATTACCTGATGTATCAATAGATGCTATAAACGCATCATCAGGGTTTATAGAGTTTGTATTTGTGTATCCACCGATTATATAACGAGTATCACTATATTTCTTAATTATTGATATATTATCAGCACGAGTACTACCAGAGATACCTGCATATGCTTTTTGGAAAGCAAGTGTTGCACTTAGACCATTTGCTGCCTGTGTGTACTTGCAAAGTATTATATCAGGATTATATGCATTGAGGATACTGCTGTTTGGTTTATTAATACCAACAACCCATATATCATTACCATCAACAAATAAAGAATTGAATTCAGCGTAGTTTAACCCACCAGAGAGTTCAAGAGTTTTTGACCATTCTTTAACACCAGTTGCTGATAATTTAGAGACGAATGCGACAACGTTTCCACTCGCATCTTTTGTTTTACCACAGATGAATACTTCCTTGTTATCGTTGACTTTGACATCGTTGACTTTGACATAATTGTTATTATTGATGAATGATAGATAATAATCTGCTTTTTTGAAGATCTGTGGATGTGAAAGTATAACTCTTGGATTAGTTGTATATCCAGAACCAGAGTTTACAATATTAACAGTATCAATAGAACCTACACTTGATACAACTGCTTCCAATTGACCATCTTGTCCAGAAGCACTATCAATAATAATAGTTGGAGGAATATCAGTATTGTATCCTGATCCAGTTTGTGTAATTTGTATCTCTTCTATACCTCTATACTGACGAACAGCAAACTGTTTGTTAGTATTATCCATCACAGGTGTATAATCAACAAATATACTATCACCTGCAACTAAGTTGTGAGGATTAGCAGTTGTTAGGACACCAAAGTTATTACCACTTATACTTTCAAAGGTATATGCAGAAATTGTTTCTCCTTTAATACGAGAGATACGTGCAGAAGCACCATCACCACCAGTTCCTGTATTATCAAAGACTAATCTATCATTTACCTGATATGATTGACCTGCGTTCTCAATAGTAAATCCAGTGACATTTGCATCTTCAAATTTATTAGTTGTTTCTACTTCAATATCAACTTTTGAGTCAAATCTAACTTTAGGGAAGTAGTCAAAGAGTTGTAAAGGTGATTCTTCAAATAATTGACCTAGATTTGATTCTAGTTGCTCTTCAGCATCTATCTGTCCATCTCTATTAGTATCCTCTGGATCAAAGAGTAGAATTTCACCCGCTTCTGTTGTTAAAGCATTTGTGGAAGCATTAGGTGCTCTTTCAACATCAATATCAACATTCTCATATGGATCACGATATCTTACAACACCCTCTGGAATATTTTGCTGTACAGCACTTGTGCTTAAGTTCCAACTATCAACAACAGAGTTAAAACTAGGACCTAAGACATAAGGAAACTCTGGATTACCTGCCTCTGTAGCATCAATAGTCACAAAGTAGCAATATCTACCTGTAGGATAATCAGGTGTCTTACAGAATCTACCATTATACTGATCTAAATCACCAAGGTTAAAGATGTACTCATAGTCTTCAACAAAATTACCTGCTGCTTCATCAGCAAGTAGAGGACCTGCAGCTCTTACAGGACTTGGATTGGTATCACTCTGTACAAGAGCAGTCTTTAGTCTATATGAGGTTCTTAGTCTAGTAATAGCAGATGCTTGATCTGTAGGATCAGTATATCCGTAAGGACCATATATTGGGTTTCCATCAAATGCCCAACCAATGATAGGAGAGTGAGCTAACTGTGTTTCCTGTTCAGTAATAGTACCTGCAGTTGCTTCTTGTAAGTTATCACCAAGAATGAAACGTAATTTTTGTGGATTTGATAGGTGAGCATATTCACCACCGTACTGATTATTGTATCCTTCAAATACTCCACCCTTAGCAGAGTCTAATATTGATGTTGCTTGTAAGTTATATGTCCATTGGAATACTGAAGGTGTAAAGATTGCACCTTGACCAACAGAGGTCATGTTAATAAGAGTAGTTCCTTGAACATATCCAATACCACGGTTGATAATAGTGATACTTGTTACTCTACCTGCGTTTTCACCATCAGTGTCTATGGTAGCACGAGCAACAGCACCAAATCCAACACCCTGAATACTAACTTCAGGTGCTGTAGTATATCCTGAACCTGCAGAAATGATAGCAATAGAAATGATTCTTCCATTCTGAACAATCGGCTGTGCCACTGCTCCTGAACCAGAAGATAGACTTACAGTAGGAGCACTGGTATAAGAACTACCACCATTGGTAATATTAACAGTATTAATAGGACCTCTAACACTTGCAGTTCCCGCAGCTCCCGTTCCGCCTCCACCAACAATAGTAATTGAAGGTTGAGAAGTATAACCTGTACCACCAGAGTTGATCAAAATACGGCTTACAGCACCCTTTGTAATAATAGCAGTCGCTGCTGCTCCTGAACCGCCACCACCAACGATTGATACTAGAGGAGATGATGTGTATCCAGAACCTCCCTCTGTGACTGTGATCTCAGAGATAGAACCATTAACTATAACACTAGCAGCAGCACCAGTTCCCCCACCACCAGAAATAGTGATAACAGGAGGAGATGCAGCATCATAACCTTGTCCCGCATTAGTAATTGCAATGCTAGTAATAGCACCAAAGGTTTTACTCTGTGTTGACTTGTATGACCATACAGAAACACCATTTACCCATGTACCAATAGGACCTGAAGAAATAGTATTCTTTGTAGATATTGTAGTAGGTATTGCAGGGAATCTATTTAATTTACGTTGGTTGCCAGGTAAAAGAGCAGAACCAGGAAAAGGACCTATAGAATAGTTTGGTATACCAGTTGATGCAACGTAAGTATAATTGTCATTGAAGAATGAGTTCTGTATATTAGTAGTGTAAGGTCCTATTGCATTTAAAATAGTGCTAGTGTCAGACTTACCTTTGTTCAAGTCAACTGATACTAGAATATTACCTTGAGGTATAATTGATGCAGGTTGTGGTAGTGCATACTGGAATACTGTCTCACTATCTCTTGATGTGACAGTAAATGTACCATTGTAGATAATTGGGTTTGCACCATATACTGTAACCTGATCACCAACTAACAAACCATGATTATTTGCACAAGTCACAGTTGCGGATTGATTATTTACACCTCCAAATGTAATACCACTAACAGTAATCAGTTTCTTAACGTTGTATAACCAAGTTGTTAGTAAAGGAGCTGTTCCAGTACCACCTAATTTAGAAACTGTTAATTTATCACCCTGTAAGTAATAAGAACCTGTATCAGTTAATGTTGTTTGTTGAGCATCAACAATACCAACAACATTCATCACAACTTCTTGTGGAGTTCCTTTATTAATGAATACTTGGAAGTTTGATGTGACTTCAGTAGCAGAATCCCAGTCCTCTACAACTCCGTTTACGGAACGAGTACACTCAATAAACTGGTTAAGTGATTTTTCCTTGTATTGTACTAATTCTGCACCAGAACCTGTGCCAATAACAAACTCACCGTTTCTTTCTGGCCAACCAATGGTAGAGTCAACTGTAATGATTGAATCAGTTTGATTGAGAGGTTCAGCAAGTTTTGTCTTGTAGGGTACGGTAAACGTGCCACTAATAGTTTCTTCAGAGAGAACAAGTTCAAATATTTCTACTGTAGATGTTTTAATAGAGATATAGTTTTCAACTAACGCAGATGCTTGTTTTACATTGGAGTCTGCAATATCCGCTTCTTGTATTAATAGACCGTCTTGAATATCTGTGGCAAGTCCAGAAACTTTAGTTGCTCTTAAAATAGTATCAATAGACCATGTTGCAGCAGATGGTTTGATAATCTGATCTTTTGGATATGATATACTTACGGTTTCACCGTATAATAACTTGAATAGATACGCAATACTGAATGATGTACCCTTTGCGGAGTAAAAATCTTTAATAGTCTTGATTGCTGTACGAACATCAATCTTTGTATAGTCTAGTTCTGGTACATCAGGTAAGAACTGTTGTGTGTACTTGTCTAATAAACGTTTTACAAATAATGCGTCAAGACATTTTACCTCTGTATCAATAGCACCTGCAGTAGCAGTAGTATTATTAGAAAATACTGCATTACCATCTTCCGTGTATTCTACGATACCAGATGCAGCACGTGCACATCCTGTAAACTGTGCTTTATTATATCCTTTACCTGATTGATTAACTTTAAATCCTGTGACCTCATTTAAACCTATTTCCGCAGATGCTTCTGCACTTGAAGGAGCCTGTATTACAACTGATGGAGGATTTGCAGCAGAATATCCAGTACCAAACGCAGTCACGTTAATATCTGTAATTGCACCATTGAATATTGCAGCAGTTGCGGTAGCACCTGTACCACCTGCGTATGCTCCTGTACCATCTACACGTTTATCTACAATATAAACAGAAGGAACCTCATCATATCCGCTTCCTCCGTCAAGTAAATCAATACGAATGACTCTTCCGTCTCCATCAACTACAGTTTCTAGAACTTGTGCACCAACAGGATCTACGATTGCTACTCTTGGAACTGATGTATAACCTTGTCCTGCGTTAATTGTAGTAATAGATGCAATAGTTCCGTCTGCAGCAAGAACTGTTTGGAAAGATGCTCTGATTGGATTATTACCAGTTGGTTCATCAACATACACTGCAGGAGGGGTTGTATATCCAAATCCTGGATTAGTAATTGTTAAACCACCACTAATAGATCCACTAGATAACGTCGGAGTGGCGACTGTAGCACCGCCAGGTTGTCGGAAAGTGATTCTAGGTGTAAATGTATATCCAGAACCTGATCCAACTAAATCTACCGCAGTGACAGCTCCATTTGTCACTGTTGCTTTCATTGTTGCTTGTGTAGAACCTGTCTTTGTCGGAGACTCTATCTGAACAACAGGAGGGTTAGTATCACTATACCCTTTACCACCATCAAGTAAGGTGACGGACTTAACACCATTTACTAATGCTTGAGCAGCACCACCTGATCCTACAGTTGTGTTAATAGAAACTTTTGGTGGATATTCAAATCTATAGTTGCTACCATTTACATTAGTTGAGATACCTGTAAGTTCACCATTATCATTTACTCTTGCAAAACCTTCCGCACCACTACCAAAAGAGGGTACAGGTGCTTCTATAGAGAATAGTGATAAGAATCTTCCGTTTGTAGGTGCGGTAGCAAATATAAAGTCTGCACCATCAACAAAATAATCTACTTTTGGTATTAATAGTCTTTGATCGTATATTGCGATTACATACTCATCTACAATTGGTTCATACTCTGCACCACCACGAGTTATTCTAAATTGTGTTTTACCTTCACCAAAAGAGTTTGATATATTATCTAATGCAACAATTTGATTCTCTACAAATCCATCTAGGTATGTGATAAAGGTGTTTATAGCATCATCAGAAGGAATCTTTGTTCTAGGAGCAGTTGCAAAGGTAATAGTGGTTCCATTAACGCTATAGTCTGTACCAGGTGTCAATACCTTACCATATACAGATACTATCAAATGCTGTGCACTTGGAGGTGCAATAGGATTGTCTTGAGATACTAGATTAAACTGAGTAGTAGTGCCATCGAAGAGATTGATAGGACTAAAAAGATTTACCCACTTTAATTTTACCTGATCGTATGAAATACCTGGTGAAAGAGCGATGTTTGGAGAACTGGTTGTACTCTCATAGTAAATAACCTCATTACCTATGAGAATAGATCCAGACTCCTCTAAAAACTGGTTAATTGACTCTACAACGATTGTATCGCTAGTTTCATCTATTGCTTCTACTAATTTTGTCTTACCATCTAATATACCTACGTCTAACCTATCAATATCAAGATATCCAAGAAAGTTGTTTAAAATATTCTGCCCAAGACCAGTCTTCTCTTGAGATTGATAGTAATACTCAAGAAATCTATTAAAGAGTGGATAGTCTGACTCTATAAATTCGGGAGTCTGGGCAACAACTGCCTGTGAGACTTTATTGATATTTGTCATTTAACCTTTTAGGCTACCGCTACTATATTTGGTGTTTGGTCGAACACTGTAGGACTCAAACTATTTAGTGGGATTGAAGGAGGTGGTGCTGTTCCAATTGGGGAAATTGTCACTTCAGGACTTACTAAGTTAATTATTGTACCTGGTGTTGAAGCAGGTATGGTAGAACTGTTAGCAGGAATGAATTGAACTGGTAATGATAATGATGTTGGAAGTCCTGCAGGATCACTTATAGAACCCGCACCAGTTGTTGAATCAGTAATTGTTATACCAGTGGTAGGAATATTTGTACCTGTTCCAATAACAGCAATAGGACCAAAGGCAATTTCTCCTGTGTCATAGTTGACAGTCCCTGCAGAAGTATTAGTAAATACTTTTCTTGTACCTGTATTATAGAACGTTCTAAGGTTTCCATATCCATCATCCTCAAATTGTTGATCAACACCTGGTCTATCTGCTGTACGGAACTGTCCAGAGAGTAGAATTGGTTCTTTCGCTCCATCTATAGACAAGGATGTCTTACTTGGTGCGGAATTATACAAAGCAGAACCAGTAGATATTGTGTATGTGTTAGTTTGGTTGACAACAGGTACAATATATCTCAATAGAGTGACCTGTAGAGATACGTCTGTAATAGCATTATTTGACAGTGTAATCGCCTTCTCGTACGCTTGTGATCTAAATGTACTATTGAAGTTGTTTATCTGAGTTTGTTGTGCCCACTGACTGATTGCAGTCTGTACATTTGTTTTAATTGTAGATGTATCAGAACTACTACCAGTATCATATAGAACAAATACCTTAGTATAGATGTAAAGGTTCTCTGGATCAATGATTACAGGATCAATAGATGCCATTGCATACTTTCTTAGGTCTGCTGCAATGTTCTTTTTAGTTTGATCATTCAATGTAGCACCTGTAGCAGTTTTTACCGCAACAAATACTTTTCCATATACAGGAGGGTTTAGAGAGTCTCCACCATATGCTACCACTGCATCTGCGTTAGGATATACCTTCTTAGTAAGAATAGCATAATCCCCTGCAGTCACAGCACGGTATTGTGAGGAATAGAATCTAGGAGCATTATATTTGATAGACTCAATAGTCTCAGCAGCACTTCCGTTTTGTGATCTTGCCACTTTTGTAAGTGTCACAGCAGCAGTGCTATAACTTTGTGCAAGAGTATCCGTCATTCTACCGACATATGAAAAACTATCTACGTCATTTGCCTCCTCACCAGAGGTGACTAGGTACTCAAACAACACAACTTCTCCGTCTTTAAGAGCTCTACCTACAGAATCATCACCAAATTTCACCTCATACCGCATATCTTCACCCTCTGATAGGAAATATACCCTAGTGG